ATTTTCGGTGATATGTATATTGAGGATATGGAAGAACAACATGTCCTGGATGCATATGCTGTCTGGGCCAAGAAGACATCGTTTTCAACAGCGAACAAAGTGCTGTCATTATTATCAAGTTTCTGGGATTGGTGTGAATCTTACAAATACCTACCGAGAAGATCAAACCCTTGTGGATATGTGAAAAAAAGAACAAACGACAAATTCCAACCGACAGTATTGGACCAAGAGGGATATAAGAAATTATTCCACTGGTTGAATGTCGGACAAGCAAACGGTTGCACACATCATCCAAGATTATTCCGAACAATAAAGGTATTAGCACTGACAGGTTGCCGAGCATCAGAAATAACAGATTTGGAAACCGATGAGGTTTTCCTGGATGAGAAGAAGATCCATTTGAAAGACAGCAAGACAGGTGCAAGAGATGTGCCACTGGCTGATGCAGCAATAAAAGAGCTGAAAGAAGAATTGGAAGAAACAAAAGAGCTGCACAGTAAGTATGTCTTCCCTGGATTAAAAGATACGAGCAAACCGATAGACAACATCCGGAAAGCGTTTGAATGGGCATTAAAACAAGCTGGATTACCACACATGCGGTTACATGACCTGCGGCATTCATTCATCACTATGGGGGCAAATATGGGCGAAAATATGAATGCCATGAAAGATGCAGCCGGACACAGCAGAATAACGACTACAGAAATGTACACGCATTTAACGCACAGACAGACATTTGTAGCAGTAAATCACATTACTGAGGCCATATGCGAATAAGCGTCTTATTCGCTGGACTTGTGTGTTTGTTCGGGTATGTTGTGCTTGAAAACAAAGAGGTAAAAACATGAGAAAACCAAAGAAAAACATATACCTGGCTGCGCTGGGGCATGCAATAAACACAGGCAGCGGATTAGATAAAATCTGCTGGGCCTTAGGTTGCGAATACGTCAGCGAAAGCAATGCATATTGCTGGCTTGAAGAGGGTCGCACCGAGAGAGAAATTGTGAGCCTGTTACGCAAGATCGGGTACGACATACCAAAGGACTTCAAAGGTTCCGAGGACATAAAATTTGATTGCACAATACAAGAGGACTAACCATGGGATCAGTAAATAAACAATTTGGGTTTTACGGAACAATGAACAACGAGTTTGACGATGAAACCACAGAACGTATTTGGAATCTGATGATGACAAAGCTGAAAGAAATGTACCCAAACAAATCGGAAGACGAACTGGTTGAATTCCTGGATTCAAGAGTCGGAAGACATTTTGCAGACGACCTGTTAAGCGATCCAAAGGGAATAACAATGGGTGTATTGATGTTAAAAATAGCAATGCTGAACAAACTGAAAATGGCACCCTGGTGGGGTTATTACAATGGCATTACACCAGCAGTAGCAGTGTTAGACAAAAGGGTTTTATTCAAAGCAGCGATCAAACACGAAATGCGGAAAAAGGAAATTAAAGAACTTGTAGCCACCGTTGTAGGATGCGGCCTGGACAAAGTATGGCAGACACCGGAAATGTGGTTGGAATCCGAATACACCACCGCACAGGAAATGCACCTTATGTGGGGTTACATTCAAGACGTATTGAACAAAAGGACCAAACATGGAAACGATAAACAGCCTGCAGGAAAAGCTGCAGCGTGCTAAGCAGCACGAACCAACAGAGGCCAAATACCCAACAGGCCTCATAATAGACACCAGAGGACCACAGGGAAACGTTTTCTACCTATTCGGGGTAGCAAATGACCTATTAAGGAAACTTGCGCTGTCGGACGAAGAAATAACCGAATTCAAACAAGAACGAGATGCACAGACAACATACCAAGGACATCTGGACTTGATGCGGAAATGGTTTGGCATCGTATTCATAGGAGGCGAAGATGAAGAGTAAAAATGTATATGCTGCTGCGCTGGATAGCGAATTGCACCACAATGACAGCCTGGACTTATTCTGCAAACAATTCGACAGCATAGCAGATGCGTTTGACTGGATGAAAAAAGAACATTCGGAAGAAGAAATAATCGACATGTTAAATAAACTTGGTTTCAAAATCATAACCAAAAAAACACTGAAAGCAGATGCACCAAGTGAAGAACCGGAACAAGATAACAAGAACGATTTCTTCCACGAACTGATCAAACCAAAACATCTGCTTAATCAAAAAGAGGCAGCAGAATACATAGGCACAACGGTTAGTTCCTTAAATTCGATGCGATACTACGGTAAAAACAGAATACCGTTTTTGCGTTGGGGCAACAGAATCAAATACCGGAAAGAAGACCTAGATGCCTGGATTGAATCCAATGTTGTGAATTGTGACAACCATGAAACCTATATATGTAAGGCAGGACAATGAAATACAAAAAGACCCTGGAAAAAGAAATAAAGAAAAGCGAAAAGAGCATGCTTGATAACGCAACCGAGATGCTGGAATGTTCGCAATATGAACTAGGATACCAAGACGGAATAAAATTCGCATTGAACGAATATAACAAGATTTTTAAGGGGGGGGAAAGTAACTGTATTATAACACAGTAAAGCGGAAAAGCAAGCCACCCAGATAAAAATAAAAATGGTGCAAAGACAAAAAACTTGTTGTAGGTTATAATAAAGGAAAGGAGTTGTTGAGCAATCAACAACCCTTTTTACTTTTCACAACAACGGACAAAAAGGAATGCCATGAATGATCTGAGTCTTCCTATAACGTTTTTGGATATAGAGGATTTAGCGCAACGTTGGAAATGTAGAGTATCCACAATAGAGGCCTTGGCCGAAACAGATAAGTTAAGATTTTGCGTGCGACCAGCAGCACTGGAAATTGCGCTGGCAGGAACACCACCGGAAACATACCATGCGATGGTAAAAAAATTAGCAGAGTTATATGTAGACCATAGATATGTGTATCTGATGTTTAAGGACAAAGAACGCAAAATAGAAATTACACACATAGGTTTGTATGATGTGCAACGACTCCTAAAAGATCCACTTCGTGTGGATTTTTTTGATCTCGTAATACCTATGGAACAAATAGAAAATTTTGAGTTATTACATGGAAATATGGCAAAGACCGATTATGAATTTAAGATGCTGTCGGAAGATTTCACATGTTTTATATGGCATGGAAAAGAATATAATTTTGGGGAACAACAAGCCAAGGTTATAAAATGTTTGTGGCAGGCACGAGAAAACGGTCATCCATGGATGTATGGGAAAACTATCCTAAAAAACATAGATTCCAGTATGGATAGAATCAAAGACATTTTTGGTCACAACAAGTACTGGCGAAGAATAATAGTATCTAACAACAAAGGAAAATATAAACTGAATATGCCACCAAAACAATTGACACTATTTAGTTAAAATATCAGACAAACTTATTGGCTTACGTTTGTGGCCACGCTGCATGATAACACCCTTGACCTCACGATCCACAGAATCATACGAAATCATGTAGGTGTAAAACTTCCCCTCAATAGAAATATTCAAAGCACGAACATCCGGTTTTTGTTGAACCGCTTCATCAATTTTTGCTCTGACAAAATCCAACGTAAATTTATCCATACCCCAGATCATAGTAAAAACAATCGATTGTTTCAAGTGATTCAATGGCCCCCACTTGATACCCCACCCATACCCCACTCATACCCCACCTATACCCCACACAGCACCCCACAGTGTCCCCAACAAACCCCCACTCATCCCACCGACAAACGCAAAATAACGTCATACACTCAAATCATAGTTAAGGAACGTAAATCAAGGAATAACCATGTCAGAGGACCCATTAGATACTAAAGTAATGTTGTCCACCAGAGAGCTAGCAAAGTACTGGGGAATAAAAATACAAACCATACAGAAATGGCGCACAACAGGTGATGGACCGATATATATAAAAATCGGTAACCGGTGTATGTACCCAAGGAAAGCAATCTTAGCTTATCAACAGCGAAGAACCTTTCAAGGTACATCAGAACGGATAACAGATGGAGGCGATAATGACAAATAACATCTCCATTTGCCCGACCTGCGGACACAAGGTTGTGGAATATAAACATTCAATGAATAAAACACTGGTATCATGTTTGGCCAGACTTAATGCGCTGGGTGGTCGTGCAAGACTGGACAAGATGCAGTTAGATAACACACAATTCGCAAACTTTCAAAAACTAAGATATTTTCATTTAGCAATACCAAGCAACGAAAACAATGAATGGCAAATAACAGATAATGGGATTTGGTTCCTACAAGGAAGAATCCAAATAGCACGTTTTGTTATGACCAGAAATGCTGTGGTAATTCGTGAGAGCAATGAATTGGTATTCATAAACGAAATTAAAGATTGTGTGCAATACAAAACCAATTGGCAGCAACAAGCAAGTCAACCAACATTATTCGATAAACAATAAGGACAAAAAATGAAAATACTTGTAGATCCAGCAATATCAGTGTTGATAAAAGACTTTACAGATGCACAGTGTGCAGAGTTGTTGCGCTGCATATTTGAATATCCAAACAGAGATTGTGAATTAGGTGTTTGGCAATACTTAAAAAAACAGATTCAGGCAGACGAACAAAAATATAAAGACAAATGTAAACGTGCAGCCAATGTTCGAAAGATAAGACAACGTATGAGATCAGAAATGATTTCAAATATGAAATCAAATATGAATTCAGAAATGATTTCAAAAGTAGAAGAAGTAGAAGAAGAAAGAAAAATAAATAAAAATAAAATAAATGAATTTAAAAGAAGTGAAAGAAGAAATGCGCCGGCACCTGTTGAAAACTCTGTTGAAAACGTGTTGGAGTTTTTTATAGATGAAAACTTTTCATTTGAAAAGGTCATTGAAAGGAATCAGAAATTCAAAGATTACTTAGCACTATTTCCTGCATCTGTAATTGAAAACGCAGAACAAACATTCAAGAAAAAACGCAAGGGCCAATGGGCAAACATCAGGCAAATACTTGAATGGATAGAAAAACAACATCTTTTTTATAAAAACAACCAAGGGGTTTAACAATGAATCTTTCAATAATAAAATGGACACCAGAACTTGTAATGGAATGGTTAAATATCGCAGCAAAGGTTGATAAAAGTTTGCCACCAGTACAAATGCCAAAAGTAACAGGACAGAAATGGGATGTCCTCAGAGAATGGTATGAATTACTATGGGAAGATGATGTATCAGATGTGAAACCAAAATGGCAACCAACAAATGAGCAAATATCAATGTGGGAAGAAGTAGTTTTGCGCTGGTTCAAGTTGATAGACAGTAACACAGATAAAAAGATCGTTTGGATGCACGCCGCCGGCATGAGCTGGGTAAAGATTGGTAAAAAGGTACATTTGTCTCGGCAATCAGTTGCGGCACATCATGAAAAAACAATCAACAAATTGGTTGAACAACTCGTATCCCTCTATACAGAAATATCATAGCAAATAACTATAAATACCCCTAAATACCCAGAGATATAGAAATGTTAAGAAAACCGACACTTTACACTTTTGCAAAAAAAGCATAATATTTTGGATATAATAGGACAACGATATACGAACCACCGCAAAGGTGGTTTTTTAATACACAAAATGGCAATCATTAAACTTGAATTATCATCATCGGATAACGATAAGCTAATGACCCTATGTGAGAAAGATGTCCTATTTACTGCTGCAAAATCATTAACTCAAACGGCACAAAAAGCACAGGAACAAATACAACAGCATTTGCATTCCACCTTTGTGTTAAGAAAACCGAATTTTGAGAAATCGATCAAAGTGCGGCCAGCCACAAAACAAACACTTCAAGCAAGTGTGTACACGATGGCAGGCTTTGCAACATTGCAGCAAACAGGCGGTAGACGTATCGCAAAGACCGGACGGTTAGCAATTCCGCAGTACGATGACCTGCGTGAAATAAAAGCCGTCCGGAAAACCAATCAGCCGGATTCATTTCTGATGAATTTGAAATCTGGTGGACTGGTTATTGCACGAAGAAAGAATAAAGAAATTGAAATACTGTATCACATCAAAAACGTTGCGCTGGTTCCAAAGAGATTACAGATGCTTGAGATAGGAACGGAAACAGCACAGAAAGAATTTCCTCGTATATTTTCTCAGAACTTACAATAGGTTGTTGAAAAAAATAGGTTCTGTCTGAACTTTTATCTATCGAGGGTAACGGCGAGCAAAACACTTCGCTACACACAGAAGTAAAAAAATGGGCCGCAGGCCGCACTGGTATGTGTGAGCCGCAGAAATCAGGGATTTTTGTGCGGCCCTGAGTGCGGCCCTATGTGCGGCCCAAACAAAAGGAAAGGAAATGAATATTGATTACAAAGATTTGCAATTAGGTGTCGAATATGTAGACATCAATTTGATAAAACCATTTTCCAAAAATCCAAGAACGCACAGCAAAGAACAGATCCAACAGATCGTCACATCGATGATGAAATTTGGTTGGGTCAATCCGATACTGGTTGATGAAAACTATGAAATCATTGCTGGTCATGGAAGATTGTTGGCAGGTAAAGAACTTGGATATGAAAAGGTTCCTATCGCACAATTGAAACATCTCAGCAAAGAAGAAAAGTTAGCATTGTTGATTGCGGACAACAAAATATCTGACAATGCAGGATGGGATGAAGAACTGTTGCAGAAAGCACTGGAAGAACTGCACGATGGCAAGTTCGAGTTAGAGGCGTTAGGTTTTTCCAACAAAGAATTAGAAAAAATCAAAGCATCATTTGAATCCGAAAAACAAATGGCAGAAACAGAAGATGTGGTGCCAGATGTGGAACCGGAACAAGTGGTAAGCAAGATCGGTGACCTATGGCAACTAGGTGAACATCGTTTGTTGTGCGGCGATGCTTGCGTGCCGGAAAACTACGACAAACTGATGGACGGCGAACTGGCAAATATGGTATTCACCGATCCGCCATACAATGTCGCATACGATGAAAGCTTTAGAAAAACAGAAAAACCAGAAACACCAAGATTGATAAAAAACGATAATCTTGGGGATGAGTTTCAAGGATTCCTAACCAAAGCACTGACGAACATACTAGAACATACAAACGGATCAGTTTATGTCTGTATGGGAGGCAGCGAACTGCACACTTTGTATCATGCGTTTGAAGATGCTGGTGGAAAGTTCGAGGCCTACATAGTATGGGTCAAAAACAGCTTTGCTTTATCCAGAGCAAGATATCAACACCAGCACGAGTGGTTGGTGTTTGGTAATACGGAATCAGTGTACAAGGAACAACACGAGGCAATACTGTTGGGTAAAAACCCAGGCGAAACAACACCATGGTATGGGGGCCGTAATCAAACGGACGTATGGAATTTCGATAAGCAAACAAATAACGATTTGCACCCAACAATGAAACCTGTGGCATTGATAGAACGAGCCATCAACAATTCAAGCCGCACAATGGATATTGTGCTGGATGCGTTTGGTGGATCCGGCTCAACATTGATAGCCGCAGAAAAGACTAACCGCCGCTGCAGAATGATAGAATTAGATGAGAAATATGTGGACACAATAATCAAACGCTGGGAACAATTCACTGGCCAAAAAGCCATACACGTTGAAACCGGCAAAACCTATTCAGAGCTAGCGGCAGAACGAAAATGATATAAGCAATGCCAGTAGTAGATTCAATCAGAGGTTTAGCAGATGCCCTTGGAGTAAATGAATCCTCTGTGCGTAAAGCAGAAAGGAGTGGTCGCATTGCGCTTGAACGTGATGAACAAGGAAACATTGATGTTGAAAACGTAAAGCAACAATGGAACTCCAACCGCAGAACCAGTGGAGGCAGTGAATCCGGCACCGGTGTTTCGTATCAGAAAAGTCGTGCAAACAAAGAACTGTTTGAGGCACTACTGAAGAAACTGGAATACGAAGAACGGTCAGGAAAGCTGGTTGAGCTATCCAAGATGGAGGTAGATGCTTTCACAGCAGCCAGGGTCGCAAGAGATAAATTGCTTGCGATACCGGACAGACTTGCACCGACACTGGTTGGTGTAACTGACATACATGAAATGAAAGAAGTTCTGCGAAAAGAGATACTGGCAACATTGCAAAACCTAACGGACTTTTTACATGCTGGAACTGAATCCGGATAGTTTTGTTATTTATGCGATGGCCGAGGGATTCAAACCGGATCCACCAATGACGGTAACTGAATGGGCAGACAAGAACCGGTACCTGTCAAGTGTCGCATCAAGTGAGCCTGGCAGATGGCACACAGAAAGAACACCATATCTGCAAGAAATAATGGACTGCCTGTCACCAAGCCACCCCTGCGAAAGAGTGGTATTCATGAAAGGCGCACAGGTAGGCGGTACGGAATGCGGAAACAACTGGATGGGTTTCTGCATTTGCAATGCACCAGGGCCAATGCTGATTGTGAACCCCACAACAGAAACGGCCAAACGAACATCCAGAATGCGTATTGATCCGGCAATAGAAAACTGTCCGGCATTACGTGAAAAGATAAAAAGCCCACGTTCTCGTGACAGCGGCA